TAAGAATAAACGAAGAAAGAAAGCTAGAACTAAAAAGGAAAATACTAGAAATAGGAAATAAAACAGGAGATATACTAAAACAATCAGAATTAGTAAGTTATCTTATAGATAATTATCTTGATGATGCAGTAAAAGATATAATAGCTAAAAAAACTGTCAGGAAAGCATAGATAAAATAACAATATCATTGTTATTAAATGTGGAAATAAAAGTTAAGTTTAAGTAAAAGTATATCAAAATGATACAAGAGTACATAATTAGAGTACATAATTAAAGAGTCATGCACTCTTAATTACGTAACATTTAATTAACAAATGGCTGATGTAAATGGAACAGAAAAAAATAATAAAACGACTAAAAGAAATAGAAATTGAATTTAGAAAAAATAACCCTGACGTCATCGGTTATACCCTGTTTAATATCGTTAATCGACGTTTTGTGACAATGAAAGAAAATGGATTTGGAATGCCTATCTATACGGATAATCTTGAAATAGCTTATTTTGAAGATACAAAATTTCCCGCATTGATAAGTAGAGAATTGTTACCAGAACCTGATAAATTCGATATTGCGGTTGTTCCACTAATCAAAAACCCCCTATTTGGGCTTAGCGTCAAGTCAGGCTACCTAGATCGACATAACCGCAGGTTCGCACAATAG